GCAGATGTTCTACCACTTATTAATCTAGGTTCTACACCCATAGCATTTTTATACCTGGTAAACATTTCTTGTACTGCAAGAGTAACTTTAGGAATGTTTCTTTTCTCAGCATCTACAACTTTATCAAACTCTTGTAGTTCTTCTTTAGATACGTTGCCATCCATCCATTGCAACATTTCCATGTACTTATCTTCACCACCTGCAATACCTACAATATCTTCATACTCAGGGAAGCTAGGATCAGCAGCAGCTTGTTCTGTACCTTCTTGTGGTCTTAAACCATTTAGATAATTATCTATTACGTTTCTTGTAAGACCAGTAGATTCTAATTCTTTGTAATGTTCTTCTGAAATAGTACCGTTGTTTTCCTGGTAATACTTATTTATAGCAAAAGGATCTATATCACTTTGTTCAAATAGTTCTCCTAACTTTTCACCGTATTGTTGTTTTGCCAGTTCGTAATTAACAGAACCATCCTCTTGATATTCAACTACATCTTCTGTAGCAGGTTCTTCTTTTGTTTTTGCAACATCACCTAACTTACCTTCTAGTTCTTTATAACTAGCAGCAAGAGCTTCGACGCTATCAAACTTGCCTAAGATTTTACCGTTATCAGATTTGTTTTCGTCAGCAAATTTTTCTAAATCCTCTTGTGACATAGGAGGAGTTTCGTTTGACTGTAAAGATGCTTTCATAATTAATTAGCTATTAGTAATAGTATTACCATGTGCAGTAACTTTTTCAACTGGTTTAGTTGGTTCTGGTGTATCGTTTACACCTAGACTACTTACAACTGCTACTTCTTCTTTAGTGTAGCGACCATTTTCGTCACGTTTTTTTGCTGTTTTTTTAGTTGGCATTTGGTGTTACCTCATTTTGTAATAGTTGAGCTTCCGCTTGATTTTTAGGATCTAGTAATTTATGACCCTGTAATGCAGAAGGAGCTAGATCTTTAAGAAGTTGCTGTTGCTGTTCAGCTTGCAACTCTTGAGCTATCTCTTCTTTTGATTTTATCAAATTTAAAGTTTCTATACCAACACTATTAGCTAACCTTATAATTGCCTCGTCAATATTCATGTACCTTCTCATAACATCAACACCTAATGCTTGAGCTATCGTGCCTATAAACTCTATAAGTTTTGCTTTATCTGCATCCCTTCCAAGACCATTTATACCTGTTACTATTTTTGGTCTGACTAACCTATCAGGAAGTTTAGGTGCTTTACCTGCTCTTATAAGTAGATGTAATTTTCTACGTAAATATTTAATTTGAAACTCAGAACTCAACACAGAATAAATGCCACCTAACGTAGCTTCTAAGGCATTACTCATTATTTGTATTTCAGTACTAGTCACACGTTCTGCATCCCTTTGTATGCTTTTAGTCATAAGAAAAGCATCTTCTAATCTTTTTTCTAACGTAGCTTTTACCCTTTCAGCTACAGCAAAATCATTAGCTTTATTAGTTTGTAATGTAGATACGTCAGTAGCAAGTCCTTCACGTACTGCACCATTAGGTGCTTGACTTACAGCTTTTGGTGAAGTTACACCATTAGGATTTATAAAATATATTGTACGTGCAGATGCAGCAGCACCCTCTACTATTGCTTGTGTTAGTGCTTCTAAAGTTATAAGATCACCTTTGTATTCATTAACGTATGACGTACCATAATTTGTATCTGTTTGAGTCCAACGTAAAACTATAAATGGTGATACATCAACAGGTGAAATGCCATCTGTACCAGGTATCTTTTCTCCTTTACATTCCTGAAACCATACATGATTATCACCTTGACGTTCTAGTTTTGTATAAATATCTATTTCCGTATCATCCATAGATTCTGTATAATTTTCTTTTTGTTTTATCTGCTCATAAAATTCTGGATCTAATGCTTTTGTAGATACAGATTCTTTTGTTACTACAGTAAGTACGTTTCCTACTTCATCCCTTTGTACTACATAACGATCTAAGTAATAAACTTTTAATCCATCTTCTGTTATGTATAGCAACACGTTACCTACAACTATTAAATGCTTAAGTGCTTCAAACATTGCTACTCTATCGTTGCTAGTTTCTATATCTGCCATAACTGCATTTTCTAAACCACGTAAACCTTTATCTATCTCGGCCATAATTTCAGTTTGACCACTTTTTTGTAGTTCCAGTTCATCAATTATTAATTTAAAAAACGGTGTGTTAGGCGGTATTAATGCCATTAACATTTTTGCTGCAAGACTATTTGTACCAGCAGCACCTAACGCTTGCATTGGTGTTTTTATTTTTTGTTTCTTTGCAGAATTATTATTAAATAAACTAGGTATTGTTAATTTTGCACAGTCATCACCATCACGTTCATACGCAGATCTATCTATAGACAGAGTGTTATATAAACTTTCTGCTGTTTGTTGTGTTTCCATTTTAATAATTTAGATCACGACCTGCACTAGGTAATAAAGGTATACGTAATGAACTTGTACCTAATCTTCTTCTTGCTACTGCTGCACCTGTAGTTCTTGTTCCAATTTCCGTTCCATCAGTTTTCTTTTTTGTAGATGTAGGTTGTTCTGTACGTTTCCTACCTGTTACAGGAGCATCCGCAGTTTCTTCTGGCATAGGCGGTGTGGGTCTTGGTTCTGGTAATGGTGGTGGAGGTGGTGGGCTGCCGAAAATACACATTAGATTTGACCCTCTAATACAGTTGAATTTAACATAGTTTCTTTTTGTCTTTCTTGATGTTTCTTTAAAAAATCTACAACTGATCTTTGACCAGCTTTGTACCATATTTGTCTATCATCATCTAATAGATCTGGTGGTTTGCTTGGGTAGATAGTATCTAAAGCATCTAGCAATTCATCATTTAAATATGGTAAATCGCTTGCTGACATAAAAAAACTAAATTACTTTACTTTAATATAACGTGCAACAGCAAAATATCACACTCTTGGTAATTAAAACGTAGGATTCCATAATTTAACTTCTCCTGTATCGTAGTCATAATCTCCTTCTCTTAGTATGCGTACTAACCTGGCATTTAATATAGCATCAGATATACCATTACCTTTTTTATCATAAGTCTTTACAACAAGATTCCACATAGACGGTAAATCTTTTGCAGAGTCTAATATTTTTGTTGCTGATACCATACCTAAACCTTTTATACCAGGCACACCATCTGTAGCGTCACCTGCTATTGTCATTGCCATAAAGTTTTTATCAGCTTGTGTTCTTGTTATTAGTTCTAACGTGTCACCTGCTAACAACAAACCAGGTATTGTTTTCATATCTTTATCAACAGAAACTATGACAGGATTATCATATTTATTGTTTGTACTAAGTAAACCTAATACGTCATCACCTTCTAAATTAGGGTAACTAACTGACTCATAATTATTTTTTACTTCTTTTATAACAGCACCTAAACCTAATGGTTTTCTTTTAGATATTCTATTGATTTTGTATTCTGTAAATATTTCATGTCTAAACGTAGGATAATCTGTAAAGCACATAACTACATCACTACTACCTTTATAACCTTCTGTATCTAATATATTTTGATAGTGCTTAACTTTAAAATCTATCATGCTCATAGCTTCTCGTTCATCCATAATTAAATTATGGTTATGCACATCAAACCTTATGTCATGCTCACAAGCACAACAAGAAGAATAAATTAGATAGTCTGCATCTATAAGTAAGGTCATAATTAAAAATAGTTAGGGTATGCTCTTAGTCTGGAAGTCTCAGCATCATAAAGTAGTTTATCCACTTCTCCTGTCATGCCTGTATGTCTTGATTTCAGTATCTTCATTTGTAATTGTGACCTTTCATCAGCAGAGTTTGACAACTGATTTCTAACTAGCGATATGCAAAGATCTGACATTTGTACAAGTCCATGAGATCCACGAAAATCACGTAAACTTACTTCTGCACCTTCTTCATGTCCTTTGCCATCAGGTCTGCGTAAGTGAGTTACTACAAGCAAACAGATATTAGTTTCTTCTATGAGACTACGTAGTTTTGTTGATAAAATATCTAGTGATTTACGTTCATCATTATTTTCTATGCCAGAAACAACTATAGATATATGGTCTAGTATCACCACATCTACACCATCTGTAGTGGCTAGGTTTCTTATCTGCGATAGTAATATATCAGGTTCTATACTACCAAAATGATTATACAAAAATAAATTTCTTGTACCTGTTAGCTTATCAAATGCAGCTTTTATAGCACTCTTATCTATAGCGTGTTGATTTAAATGTAATGGTGTATTTAGATCTATAGATACAAGTCTCATAAGAGATCTTTGTACTGATTCTTCTAACGCTATATAACCTACCTTTAGACCACTTTTTAGAAAGTGACTAGCAAACTCTCCGCACAATGTAGATTTACCTGCACCACTACCTGCTGCTATAGATACCATTTGCGTTGGGAACAAACCACCTGTAAATTTATTTAGTTCTGGATATGGATAATCACAAATAGGTTTACTTGTTTCTTTACTAAATAAATCCCAAGCATCAGCAGCATTTATTATATGATCTGTTCTACATGGTTGAGCTTTCCATAATATATCTTTTAGTTCATCACCACGTTTTGCAACTAACAAATCATTAACGTCATTTATATCATCAGGTAATCTTGCTATTGCAGCTTTACCTTTAGGCAATACTTGTAATGCTTTTTCGCTACCTAGTTCACCTGCCTTATCATTGTCAAAACAAATAACTGACCTGCAAAATTTATTTATAAAATCATATTCTTTTGCCAAGTATTTTGCTGCTGACTGTACACCAGAAGGAACTGACACGCAGGGAAAACGGTGATTAAAAATTTGACTTGCTGCCATACAATCAATCTCGCCTTCAAAAATAGACAAAAACATATCACCTGTATTTTGTATTCTGCAATTTATTTGTCCAAATAACTGCACTTGTTTTATATCACCTATCCATACAAATTTTTTATTTGCAAACCTAATATGTTGAGCAACATCTACACCTTGACTGTTTTGATATGTAGCTACCTGACATTGCTGACCTTTAAATACACTTACTCCATACTTAAATAGTTCGCAAGTCTCTTTAGTGATTCCTCTTGCAGGTAGATCGGTGTATGTAACAGGTAATAGTTTCACTTCTTTTTTAAATACAGGTTGTGGTTCTATTTTTGGAGAAAATTTTTTTTCAGTTTTTTTATTTGGGTAATATCTATAGTCACAGTCAATAGAGAAACAATGAGCATGACCATCATCAAACCAAGCTAAGTTATCTTTTGATTTACATTGCGGACACTCAGTTTTTTTTACATACTTGCTTGTCATAACTATAGATCTTTTCCATATATAACTCGTTCAAGAGATTCTCTGGTTTTGTATTCATAAAGGTAAATGTCAATCCATTCTTTACCATTAAAAGCAACATAAACAGACCTAATGTCATCAAACATAAGACAACCTGGTTTTGGATTTGGAGGAAGAGGAAATTTAGGCATACCATTCAGAGGGGATAAATTTGTCGCAGTAGAGAAACCCATGTCTCGTACACCAATCGGCATACGAGATAGAGTTTTTAGCTTTAGACAATTTGTTTTTACTATTTTGAAAACAAAATCTAATGTCTAAGTCGGGTCGTTTCTTCTTAATTGCAAGATGGTGTCTGCGGTCATCAGAGGAAAAATAGCCTTTCGTTTCCACAATAAAATTGTTGAGGATAAAGTCAGGCTTATAGCTGTAAACGATTTCATAATCAATGGATAGTGATTCATAGGTAAATACAATTTTCTTTTTTGTTAATGTAGCTGCAAATTCTTTTTCAAACTTGCTTTTGTATTTGTTACCAATCACTTGCACTTGCTGTAGTTGTTTTCTCTGCTGGAAGTCCTGTTTGTTCTTCCCAACTACTTGGCGGTGCAGGTTGTTTTGTAGGTAAGAAACCCATATCTTGTGGTGTTGCTACACCATCATAAGGTACATAACTTCTTACAATTACTGATACAGGTTGTATTCTCATGCCTACTTCATCAAGATCAAAACCTTGTATGCGTAGATATGCCTGACCTCTAGATTCTGGTGATAGCTTATCGTATTTAGCTGATTCTTCTTTGTTTAAAAATACAACAGTATCACCTACTTGTTCAGCAAATTTTGGTGGTGGTAATTCAAACTCAGCACCTTGTTTATTTGTTCGCTTGCCACTAGGCATTTTGCAATAAACCTCTAAACCCTGCTCAGTTGTTTTCCAATACTCTTTCGGATTACCTTCTTTATCTCTAGACCAGGTAAATTTTTTACTTGGATTTTCATTTTGCAGTTGTTCTTTCCATTTTGTTTTATATCCTTCTAACTTATCTAACATAAACGCACTAGAATTTATAGGTTCTGTACCTGGTAATCCTAAGTCAGATGGTGTAAATACATCATCAGGTTTAAATACAAGTGTTAATTGATAGTAACCATACTTAGGTTCTGGTTTATGTAGCCATGCATAAGTTAAGTTTGCATAGGGAGTTGTCAACATTAAAGTTGGTGATTTGCTTGCCATTGAATGTCTTTGGATTTATTTTGAAAAACGTCTTATAGACGTTCTAGTATATTACCGTCAATATATTTAGTGTCTAGTAATGTCTTTAACTAAATACATATGGTGCATCAATGATATGATTTATATCAAAATTACCTATAGGTTGTAGGTTGTTGTATAGTTCACATTTATTTGACCAGGTATATATTGAAGCTAAATTTTTCTTTACTTGTTTTATAAAAGGTTCTATTTCTTGCACGTTAGCTGCAAAACTATCATGTATAGTTACAAGACTTTTGTAACCTTTCTGTTTATATACATAAGACAAAGCTAAATGCACATTTGCTGCATCATAACTATGTACAAAGTTTGCAGTAATACTGTTCTTAATTTTTTTTTTATCTAATTTTCTTGTGTCATATGTATAACATAACCATAAACTAGACTCATTAAATTTAGTTCTTACCTGTTTAGATTCTTTAATAAAATAATTTTGCTCTACTATAAATCCAGATGGTGTAGTCCATGTTGTAGCTTGACTTTCTTTTAGATAATCCATGACATATTTACAGCTTGGAAATATTTGATCTAGTGCAGTTCTTATTTGTTTTACTAAAAAATTAAGATGATTATTAGTTATATTATGATTCCATTTTTGTTTTTCTAGATAGTTTATTATTCCAAAATCCGTACCACCGTAAGGGATCATAAGTATTGGTTTTTTTATCCTATCTCTATTAAGGTTCTTATCTTTTAATAAGTCTTTGCATTTACGTGTATCTTCGTACCTATACATAGACATTTGATGTAGGTTAATTCTTAATCTTTCTAAGACCATAGTGTATAAATCTTGCCTATCATTTTTTGTAAGGTTAGTAGCAGTAGCTAATTTTTCATCTTTTGTAAGGCAAGCAATATGTTGATAAGCATTATTAGTACCATCTAAATGTATTGGTAAACCAGTTTTATAATTACTATCATCCATATACTTTTTATATTCTAAACACCAGGCAAGAAACTGAAATGGTTTATTTGCTTTGCTCCATAAACTTACATTACCTACAGGATCTTCTGCTATTTGTTTTGCATATCTACTACCAGTATTTCTTACCCATGCACTTCTTTCCATAAAAGATGCACCTTCATTAGTCCATAAGTTATAACCTGCTACTTGAAACCACTTCATGCTGTAGTCTGTATAACTTAGTGGTACAGCATCAGCAAACAAATGTAGAGATCTTGCTAGATCATGCCCTTGAGGATTTAAATGTGGTGTAACGCAATATAACCTGCCACGAAAATCTGCCTGGTAACAATGATAGAAAGTATATTGTTTATATTTTTCAGCAGTATTTATTATTGATAATATAAGTAGTCGTTTAGATTTTATGCTTGCATTGTAATCATGCACCTTTGCAGCTTCATATCTCCACTTATCTCTTGCTACTTTATTTGTATCTATATCTTCTGGTTTAGGTGGTAATGGCAATAACACACAATTAAAAATATCACTATCGTTATTAAACAACTGCATTGCTATATCTAGTATGTCTTTATTTATAATCCATCCAACATCTTGCAAAGCATTTACAGCATTATAAAAATCTACTGGATTTGCTTCCATTAATTTATGTAAATAGTTTTTGTCTTTTGTTTTTACAATATCTAACTTAGATAAACGTGGTGTATGATAACCACCATCATAAGGATTAGTCCATTTAACAGGTTTTATAATGCAAGGTTGATAGTAAGGTACAGCAATATTTTTATTTAACTTTTGGTTGTTTATCCATTTAATAGCATTATCAGTTAAGGTTATATACTTGTTGCTGTTTTTTGTAGATCCATTTTTCTTAACAACTGTAGTTGTAAGTTTAATAGATGATTCTATAATCTCAATTAATTTTGCACCAATGCGTACTTTATCTTCTTGTTTCCAAGAATCAAAAAAATGATTTGCTTTATTCATATGGTGCATCAAAACTCTACGTCTATAACGCAAATGCCTGGTATCTTTTAAATGATGTTTTATTGCATGAAAATATTTTTTATCACACTTTTCATAAAAACAAAACCTTAATTCATCTTCTAATCTAGTACCTATTTGCATAGCTACTGCATTAAATGTTCTATTATTCCAGTTTGTTGCACCATCTAAAATAACTTTCATAGCTATAAAACTAACTACATACAAATCATCAAACTCACTAAGTAAGTAAGCTACTTTAGATTTACGACCAGCTTTACCTGACGTTGCATAATGTATAAACGTTTTTAATTTTTTTGTTACCTTTTCTATTCCACAAAAAATTATGCCTCTACTGTAGTCATTTTCACTTTCCTTACCTTTTTTTTTGTTAGTTTCCCTTATTTTATTTAATCGACTTATACCTAAATCGACCATACTATTTTCTAGTTCTATTTGTTTTTTATAGTTCATTAATCTTATCTCTTAATATTTCTAGCTCTTCTATTCTTTTAATACAGTATTCAGTTGATTTACTATAATTTCTTTTCTTTTCTAAATCATTTTCTTTTTGTGCTAAATCTGTCCAGTATTTTATAAATTTTTCTTCTTCTCTTAATGCTCTTCTAATAGAATCATTAATAAAATAAATTTGACTATCTGTAAATTTCATTTGTTCATCACCTCTACATATTTATGTAAATCGTCAGGTGCAAAGTGAGCATATGCCATAGTTTGTTCTAATTTATTATGACCTACCCATTTACTTACAATAGGTATCGGTATGCCTTTCATAATCATCCTTTTTATAGCAGTATGACGCAATATATGTATTGTGTAAGTGCTATCACTAGCTTTATTAAGATCAGTTCTAACTTTAGTCCAGGCTTTATCTAACCAAAACCAGTTATAAGGAAATATATATTCTTCATCTTCTTTCCATTCAGCATACAAACTAATAATATTCATGCACTTATCAGTCATAGGTACAGCAATAGGATTATTGCATTTACGTTTTTCAAACAATATCTGATTATGTTTAAAGTCTATATCTCTTTTTTTTACACCTAACAGTTCACCTGATCTACATCCTAGTTCTAAAAGTACCTGGAATATATCTAAATGTTCTACAAAACCTAGATCCTTACATTTATTCCATAGTTGTATTACATCATCATCATTTAAGTGTGGTATTACTCTTTTAGTTTTTGGTAAATTTCTAGGAAAACTAACACTTACAGCAAAACCCTCCTCCGCCATAGTTTTTAACGTAGATTTTAGGTAACTTGTTCGCATATTTATAGTATCGTTTATGTTTTTTTCTACGTTTTTACCATAATCTATTAGTTTAGTTACATCCCTAGATGTAATCTGACTAATCTTTTTATTACCTAAAATAGCTATACATTGTTTCAATAGTCTTAGGTACTGTTCAGCACTTTCCTGACCGTTTTTATAACGTTTATAGTGCGTCATCATTGCATCTTGCAATGTAGGAATTTTAGTTTTTGTCATTTT